GCTCGGAGACGGAAACGAAAGCGAGTGGGCGCTGCCGAACTCGAAACTAAAGGCGCTCCTAGCTGCCTCAGGCGGCAAGACCGTCGTCAACGTCAACAACTACACATCGGACGACGTGAAGACAACGACCCGACGGCGCGGCGATACCGACATCATCGACATCATGGTCAGGCAGAGCATTAGCCGGCAGCTCAGTGCGGGTGCGATGAAGGACGAGTTCAGGCGTCGCCACGCGCCGGGAGTCTCTTAGATGGCGCAGACGTGGCCCGCCTACCTTCCGCAATCACTCCCAGTGAACATGCCGGAGGAGTACGTCGATGGGCGCGGACAATTCCGGCCCGACTCCGGACCGGTCAGAACCGTCATCCTATACACAGCAACTCCGATGATCCTACGGCCGAAGCCGATGATCTACAGCTCCGCGCAGTGGGCCGTGATGGTGACATTCTTCGATACGACGCTTGCCCACGGAGTCCGAGCTTTTGAGTGGACCAATCCCTGGAGAAACTCCGGGGCATCCCCAGCGGCGAACCTCGTCACATTCAAGTTCTTGGATCGTCCGCAGGTGACATGGCTCAAGGGACGAATGACCGTCCCTACCGCCGACCTTGCCGGTGGGACCAACCCGATGCGAGTCGGAGAGGTCACGTTCTCGCTGATCCGATTGCCGTGGTTCCCGGCTACGGGCTGACACGATGCCGCTAAGTTCGTCGGCAATCGCAAAGTTGCAGCACGAGATTGTGGACGTTGCTTTCTTGTGGCTCGTTACCATCTCGCACCCGGACTTGCCGACCCCGTTACGCATGGTGCGAGACTATGTGCCGCTAACGAGTCGCGGAAACTCATTCATTGCTTATCCGCACATGGATATCGGATTTCCGCATGACGAGGTGGACCAGCCCCCGCGGCAGTCCATCGTACTCGAGGACGTCGGACAGGTATTCACGCCCGCGCTTCGCTCGCTCGACACGACGACTCCGCCCGTGCTCTTGATCGAACTAGTAATGGAGGGCGAGCCCAACACGGTCCAAGACTCGTGGACGGCCGAACTCCGCAATGCGCAAGGTGATGGATTGTCGATCGAGGCCGAGTTGCGTACGGATCAACTGCTAGGCGTAGGCGCTCCGTCACTCTCCTACACGCCGAGTTTGTTCCCTGCCCTATTCGGCGGATCGCGATGATTGAACTCCGGCCCTACCTGATCGCGCCGTACCTTGACGGCGGACGCGATCTAGTGACGGGCGTTGATTGCTGGGGAACCGTGCGCGCCTTCTATGCGCGCGAGTTTGGAATTGAGCTTCCAGCATTCTCCGACGAGTACGACTCCAGCGAGAATGAGGGATCGGTAGCGCAGCTCGTCGCCCGCGAGGCGAAGGCGGGCAACTTCCATCGCGTCCTAACGCCCGAGCTTGGGGACGTCGTGCGCATGTGGTGGCGGCGCAAGGACGAACCCTCTCACGTCGGGATCTATCTCGGCAACTCGCAGATGCTTCACGCGCGCAAGGGCGGCGTGATGGTCGACTCGTTGGAGGATGATTTCTTCGCGATGCGTGTCGTCGACTACTGGCGACACAATTCTCGCCTTCCTTCGTGGGATCTAGCCGTCTCTACGAACCCGCTAAGCGATGACTTCGTAACGATTGCCGTTCCGGCTGGCACAACGATCCTCGAGGCTCTCGCTGCGGCCAATGTTCGGCGTGATCGCGATGGCGGCAGTATCCGCGTCGTGCTCGGGGGTGACCCGATCCCGCCCGATTGGTGGGCGCGCATTCGGCCGAAGGCGGGACAGCTTGTTTCGGCGCAGTCGGTTCCGGGTTGGTTCCTTCTCGCGTTCTTTTCAGTCTATGGAAGTTACGTAGCGACAGCGCTGACGGTTCTTTCAATCGCATATCAAGTGTATGCCTACATAACGGCGCCACCTCCGCCGAAGAATCCAGCCGGTGCGATCGGTCCCGATCAAAGTCCGCTCGCTGCTGGCACGGGCAATCAGATGGAGCGATGGGCCAAGGTAGCAGTTGGCTACGGGACGATGCGCGTATACCCGCATCTGGCAGCGCCAGCGTGGACCGAGATCGTTGGGCAGGATCGCTACTGGCGCATCCTGTTGTGCGTAGGAGCGGGCCGATACCAGATCGACCAAACGGAGACACTCGGCCGCACCGGGATCGAAGTCGGAGGCGTACCGATCGAGGATCTGCCGAATGCAGATTGGGAGATTTTCGAGGGAGGGGGGACCCGAACATACGACGACACGGTGCTCGATGTCGAGCCGGTAGACGACTCTCCCAGTGGATACTGGACGCTCAGCGATGCGGCATCCCCGGCGCTCAATTCGATTGCAGGAGGACCATCACTCGCGCAGGGTGGTGGAGCGGTTTTCAACGGTGCGTCGATTCTGGATGGACAGACGAATGGCGCGAGTGTCTTGCTGGACGGAGTCAATGACTACCTGGAAGCGACGACGAACCTGCCACTCGGGGATCTGTCTGGAGACTGGACTGTTGAGTGTTGGGTGAGGTTCTCACGGGATAACCAGGCTGGCGATTACGCGGCGGTCCTTTCGATTGGCAACTATGGGGACGGAGTCGCGATCTTCGCCAAGAAGTCAGACGACGCGTTCATTGTGACCCTCGGAGGTATCGGAGAGAGTCGGCTGATACAGCCTATTGGAGTGGGGCTAAAGACGTGGCATCTCGTCATTCGCCGGAAGGCATCCGCGATGACGTTTTGGGCGAACGCGATCAACACGGAAACTCTGTCGGTAGCAACCCCGATCGCCCCAACGTCTAGATTCACGGTCGGGTCGCAACACAACGGGACCGTCAGAGCATTTTACTTCTCAGGATCTGTAGAGCGTGTTGCGCTCTACGATGTGGCGCTTTCGGACGACGAAATCAGGCTGCACTATGACCTAGGGTTCGGTGGATCATACAAGTCGCGGATTCTCGTCGATCACCCAAACGAGAAACCGATCAACGAAGCCATTACGCCACCTAGCGTACTCGACGGGGAGTGGTGGTTCGGAAAATGGATCACGCGAGAGATCGACAGCGTATCCGATGAGCTATCGGCAGAGCTTTTCTTTCCAGGGGGGCTCTATAGGATCGCCCTCAAGGGATACACGTCGCATGCGTTTCTCGGGATCGACCTCGAGTACAAAGAGCAAAATGGCACGACATGGATGAGTGCATCGAAGGCCGAGATGGGCGGCCGCGCATACGGACCTGATGGGCAAGGCGGCTGGAGCTTCGTAGATCCGACGGGAACATGGCAATCAGGATCGCTACCCAGCGAGTATCCACCGAACGCTACGCCTACCAATGATCGATCGTTCTACATTCAGGGGAATGGGAGAAAGTCTCTTCTCATAGGCTTTCGATGGAAGGTTCCGAACGGAGTCTATTCGATTCGGCTGCGGCATTGGGCGGCCATGCCAATGAGAGACCGTGGTGGAGGTTCCAATACCGCTGCGTTCATTGGCGACTTCTTGATTCTAGCGTTCCGGGGTACGAAGCATTACGAGCGACCAGTTCGCACGGACAAGGTATCGCTCGTAGGTGTGTATCTACCGGTCAAGGAAACCGGTGGAACGGTAAACCAGATCAGCCTGCTGCGCAGGCGCATGGTCAAAACGTACGCACCGAATGATCCGTTAGCCGATGGCGATGGGATGACGCCTGAGCGGGTAACGGATAATGCAGCGTGGTCGTATCTCGATTGGCTAACGAACCCCGACGTCAACTCACGACCGGTCGCACTGTCGAAGATCAATCTTCCGGCAATCGCAGACTTCGCGACACGTGCGAAGCCTTGCCACCTCGAGATCGACTTCGCCGGGAACGTCTGGGATACGGCCGGGATGATCCTCGGTCCGTCGTTCGCGAGTATCGGATACGCGGCTAGCAAGTGGACCGTCGTGGAGGATCGGAGCGGTAAGACGCTGCGGCAACTGCTGACCGCGCGTAATGGTTCGGGCTGGCAATGGGCCAAGCACTTCGTCGATGTTCCGCACGCGTATCGTGTCTCAATCTTAGACGAGGCGAACGGCTACCAAGATCTCGAGGTACTGGTATTTGATGATCCGTACAACGAGGACGGGAGCGCTGGCAAGGTCGCCGCAACGATCTACCAAACGCTCGACCCGCGCGGGATTACAAACCGCGATCAGGCGATCGAGTACGGCAAGCGACTGCTTCGGATCTTGCGACTGCGACATGAAGAGTTCTCGACCGAAGTCTTATTCGAGTCTTTGACCGCGAAGCGCGGTGATCTTGTTCTAGCGAATATTCCGACGGCTCTCATCGGACAACGCGCGGGAACGATCATCAAAGTAGAAGTCAACCTAAGCGGTCTCGCAACGGCGTTTCTGATTG